TATATTAGTATGAGTAAAGAGATAGCAAGACGCTACGAAGCAGCATGGAACCAACTGTTCTATATGTGTCCTGAATGGCGACAAGAAATAATTATTGATGAACCACACGGTAGACACGCTGGCGAACTGGCAGGATTAGCAGCCCGACTAGCAGAAGATGGTAAGCTGCACGGCCACGAAAAATATAATAGCTACGGTGAGGTGGAATTTAAGACACCACCCACTGGAGTATCTTCAATGTAATAATGAAAAATAATGAACTAAAACTTCACCCGACCTATTGGACACTTCATAAGAAATTCTGGCAAGAAGAATATGATAATCTTGATAAAGAGATTGCCGAGTCAGTTATGCTAAATCCTGAAGGGGATGAAGCATGGAGACTAGAAAAGAAAGTAATATCTAAAATCAAAGAATCTTTGCTGCGCCCAGCTTAACATAAAAAAATTTAATTATTTGCTTGCATGGGTCGCAAGATTCCTATATCATTAGGGAATGAAGAAAACTCGTAAAGTCGGAAGTGGTCGGACTAAAGGCGCGGTTAGCTTTGTAAAAGTTCCCCTTAAAGTTCTTACTGCTAATTTGGGGCCAGAGGCAGTTGTTATTGTTTCTCGCCGTTATGCAGAGAATATCGGGATTGAAGGACAGCCTTTTAGTGCTACGACCAAGAACATCGAAGCTCATGCTTGTCAGATTGAAATGACCAAGACTGATGCTGAAGAGACAGTGACCATTCAAAAGACAGAGTGGTAAGAATTAGCTTGTATCCAATGTAAGTTTATATTATTATATAAAAATGAAACCTACCTTATTCCCTGACCTCATCGGTCAAGACGTTGCCAAGCGTAAAATTGGCTTTTTTCTCGATGGGTATAACGCTTCTAGTTATATTCCCCATTTGATGTTTGTTGCTCCTAAAGGGTGTGGCAAAACCACTATGGCAAAAGCGTGTGCCAAGAAGCTAGATTCCCGTGAGACTCTTGGTAAACCAAAACCATTTATTGAATTGAATTGTTCTACTATTAAGAATGTAGCTCAATTTTTTAATCAGATTGTGATTCCTCACATGAATCAGCAAGAATGTACGGTGCTATTTGATGAGGCATCGGAGCTTCCCAAGGATGTGACAATGGCATTGCTTACTATCCTTAATCCTAACCCAAGCAATCGTACTTCATTCTCGTTCGAGGATTATACTGTTGACTTTGACTTCAGGCGGCAATCCTTCATGTTTGCTACTACCGAAGCGCAGTCTATCTTCCATGCTCTCATGGACAGAACAGAACGTATCGACTTGGAGGAATACTCATATAACGAATTGGGTAAGATTGTTGGTTTGAATCTTGCTGACATTACTTTTGAAGATGGTCTATTAGATGAGATTGCTACGGTGCTGCGTGGTAACGCTCGTCAGGCTCAAAAGATGGCAAACAACATCCAAGCATACATGGCGGCTCGTCGTAAGACAGATTTTACTAACGTAGATTGGAATGAGTTGAAGTACGCCCTTGGTATTCTTCCTCAAGGTTTGTCTCGTATTGAACTTCAGGTGTTACGCATACTTGCTGACACAAAAGAGTGCAGCTTAACTAACATCGCAGCTAAAACTGGATTGACTCCAGAGTGTCTGCGGCGTGATTTTGAGATGTACCTTCAGAAGCATTCGCTGATGGAGATTACCACCAATGGAAGGAGCATTACCCCCAAAGGGCAAGAGTACCTCAAGGACTTGGACAAAGATTCAAAGTCTACTCGTACTGAAGTCAAGGTGAAGTAATGTTAGAGCCATCAGAGAACCTCGCTTACTACAACGCTTTAATAGGTAGGGTACTGGAAAGCGCAACCCTCTTGCGGGACGAGAAGCCGCGAGAGTGGTTGTGCCTTTCGGGCGACTATATGATTGTTGTTCGTTGGCAACAAGGCATACTTGGAATAGGAGTAGACGAAACAGAGTATGGGGTCTATGAAGATATTAAGATTGTAGGTGTAGATAAAAATCAATTCAAAGAAGATAGTAGATTGCATTTTAATAGAGTAAAAGAATTTATGAATTGGACTTTAAATGATGATGTTTGTTTAGATATATGAAATAAATAACAACTAAATAAGGATTAAATAAGGATTAAATAAGAGCTAAATAAGGTAAAAAAGCTTGACATTTTGTCAGGCGCGCGCTGCCGCCTTCTTGCAAGTACCTTGTCGATCATTTTCCGGGAATTTTGAGCGGCAAATTAGTTTGTCGATCACGCGTGAGCGGCAAAAATCGTTGTCAATCAATTATGGCAATTAATGAGCGATAAATGGGGTAATTAATTTCAAGAATAACACTGTATTTGTGGGTTATCGTGCCTAAATATTTCGTATATACCCCCCATTTCTCCGATGTGAAATTCGTCGATTTTACGAAATTAGTAGTTGCAGCGAGGCCGCAGCCCGCGACCGGCAAGAACTACCACATTAGAGTTGGCACGGAACTTGCTGTATATAAGTATGATAAACAACGGTAACACCGCAGATTATGTGGACAAATCCTTCCGGAAGTTCATGCACTCCGTCAACCTTGAATGTAACGAGCAGTTGGGCCTCTCTGTCTATGACCTTTATGACTTGGACTATCGGGCGCATTATGAGGCTTTGAGCATTAAACCCACGTGGGCAGAATGGGACAATGCTGTCCGGTATTGCGTCGAGGACATAAAGGCCGAGAATGGCGTGGATTGGTAAAGAATTTAATTGACAAGGATGCAAGAATCTTGTATTCTTGAAGAATAGAACATAACAACTAACTGAAAGAACATTAAAATGGCTATTGCTGCTGATCAACAAATCGACACCGGATACGACTTCACCGCTAAACAGGTTGCCGTACCTCACCCAATCACCGGAGACCGTTCCGGCTACTTTATGAACATCCGCGAGGACAACGATGAAATCGTAGGGTGGACAACCGAGCGATATGGCTTGGTAAATCACAAGGACGTTATCAGCTTCGCTGACAATGCCTTCGCTAATCGCAACATTGCCGTGGAACGCAAGGTCATCGTGACCGAGGGCGGGTCAAAGATGCGCGCCCAGTACGACCTTATCGGTGACGACTTCCAAGCGGAAGTTCCCAAGGTGGGTGACATAGTTGGCTATCGCTTAACTGCTCAAAACTCACTTGACCGCAGCTTGCGTCTTGCCTACGAGTTGGGCTTACTTCGTCTCGTTTGCACCAACGGAATGAACACTCTTGAATCTGAAGTGTCCATGACCAAGAAGCACAGCATGGGCGTAAACCTTGAGGATGTGCTTTCACCTCAAGCACTTGATGCGGCTCTTAACAAGTTGAAGGGCAGCCTTGATATCTATGGTCGCCTTGCTGATGTTGATGTATCCCAAGAGCAGGGAATCATCATCCTTCAGAACCTCGCAAACGCCAAGGTGTTCAGCGAGAAGGTGCGCGAGGAGATTGCTAAAATCTGGAACGAGCCTACCCATGAGGAGGATAAGGGCCGCAACCTTTATAACCTCAACAACGCCGTGACTCAACACCTCACGCATGAAGTTGCTGGTGAGCGGTTCGAGTACGCCAACCGCGTGACAACCAATGTCCTCAAGCGATTCGGTCGTGCAGCGAGGAACAAGTCAGTGCTTGGCAAGCTCTGGACTCCAGCCAAGAATGATTCAGTAACTATTACTGAATAAAGGTAAATAAATACCGACCGAGTGCGCTACCCTTATGAGGATGGGGGTAGTTGCACGGCGGCGGCTGCCGCCCGCCTGCAAGTTGGCACGATTCTTGCTGCGTATACAGTATGAATATTAGATTCTATAACGTGGTAATGGAAGATTTCGACGGCGAGAAGCAAGGCTTGATTAGGCTAGACAATGGCTTGGAGATCTCAATTGTTCAAAATGGTTTATCCTATGGCGGCAAGCAGGGCTTGTATGAAATGGGGGCCATGAAGCCAAGCGGGGGGATGGTACACATCGAAGAATGGCAAGATGAAGTTAAGGGGTGGCTTACGCCAGAAGATATTGACAAAGAACTTGAGATGCTACAGCGTAAGTCATTTGACTTGGCATGAATCCTGCTATGTATAAGGTATGAGTGAAGCAAAGCTAATCTATCAAAATTGCGGCTCCCACTGGGCTGTAGGAATCCACTGTGAAGATGAGACGTTATTAGAGCAGACGTTCAATTCGTTCTGGAATCACGGTGCTACATCAAGTGAACCTCACATTCTTACAGATGAATTGTGGTACTTCTGGACTACCCCAGACAAGCTGCGCCACGCTATGAGGAACGCTGCCGCATTTAAGCTAATGAATGAAGATGATAGCTTGAGAGAGCGTGAAGCATTAGTCAAAGCTCAAGTGCTGGTAGACAAGCGGATTGAAGATATGGAATCTGACAACTTCTTCTCACCACGGAGCAAGGCATACAAGCAAGCCGACCCTAATGATTATTATTGTCTTGGTACAATCAAGGCCGAGAATCTATCTGACAGAGACGCCTAGTTTGGCATGAAACCTGCTGTGTATATACTATGACTAACCTATTAAAATTCGGCGACCCTAACGCTAAGTTGAAGAAGCTCGCTAAGAAGCTCAAGCTCAAGCTCAAGACATTCTCCCTCCCTGCTGGGTGGACTTGCCCCGGTGCAAAGGACTGTTTATCTAAAGCAGACAGGACAACGGGACACATTCAAGATGGGCCAGATACAGAATGGCGTTGCTTTGCGGCTAGTGGTGAGGCTCGCTCTCCATCCTTACGCAAGGCCGTATGGCACAACTATGACTTAATCAAGAAGTCATTATTAAATTCTTGGAGATACAAACAAGACAAGGTGCAGAAGCTGGCTGATTTAATTGTTGACAGTTTGCCTGTGTGTGATATAGTGCGCGTTCACGTAGGCGGTGACTATTTCAGCAAGGAGTATCTTGAAGCGTGGGTAGAGGTAGCCAAGCGCAAACCTGATGTTATATTCTACTCATATTCAAAGAGTCTTAAATTCTTCTCTGAGCATGCCTTGCCTGAGAATCTTATATTGACCGCCTCTCGTGGTGGTAAGCATGACGAGTTGATTGACTTGCATGGCTGGAAGGAAGCTGTTGTTGTATATAGTGAGGAAGAAGCAGCGGAGAAGGGCTTGGATATAGACCACGACGACGAGCACGCTGCATTTGGTGCGGATAACTTCGCATTGCTTATACATGGTACGCAGCCCAAGGGCAGCGCAGCAAGTAAAGCGTTGCAAGTGATAATCAAGAAGAATAAGCTCGCGCAAGCTGCATAAAGGAGGTATAATTGAACTATGTTAATGCTATCTATTCTAATGCTTATTCTCGGTGTATCGTTTGTGTCTACTGTTAATCGTAAAATCTAGTTGACACGCATGCAAGGATCTAGTAAACTTATAAAGATGAAGAGAGAACAAGTAAGAAGCGGGCGTCTCTATTTTAACAAGGCGCGGAAACAAGTTGAGCAAGTGCGGAGCTCAGCATCAGGGTCATCGGTCATCACCGCACGTAAAGATGGCCAAGCCATGGTGGCTAAGTCTGAAGACCTCAGGCGAGCTAGCAAGCGGGAGATTGACAAGTATTTAGAACGTTAAATTCTTCCGCGCATCATAACGTCGGGCGCCTGCAGCAGGTGCCCGGCGTATTTTTTTATCAAATAACAAGTAATAAATAGCACATTCATTTTTAATAAATAGTACATTCTTCCTGCGTGGGTGGGTAGTTGCAGGGCGAGGGCAGCGGGCCGGCAACAACTACCACATTTAGAGTTGGCACGGAACTTGCTGTATATAGGGTATGAAGTTAATGACAGAAGCAATTGAATCCTCACTACCAACCCGCAACGAGAGCGATGACGCTCAAGCCGTGGTTAAGTATTTCACGCCTGACGCTGACTGGACTTGGTACGCTACCGAGTACGACCCAGAGAGCCGCTTGTTCTTTGGTTTGGTGGATGGGTTTGAGAGGGAGTTAGGTTATTTCAGCTTGGATGAGTTGGAGCAACTGCGTGGGCCTTTGGGCTTACCAGTGGAGCGTGACCTATATTGGAAGCCAACCCCATTGTCAGAGTTGGCATAGAACCTGCTATGTATAAGGTAGATATGATAAAAGGACAAGTATGGCGCAACAAGCGCAACGGACAGTTGGAGCGGATTAATCGTTCGCTCTGGAATGAAACCACAGCCCGTACCGAGCATTATCTCCGCTCTAGGGTTAGTGAGAATGTGAACAAGTCTGACTTGGAGAAGGTCAGTCATCGTGAGGCTCTCTCTTATGTTGAGGAACAACAGAAGTTCGAGAAGCTCGGATTGCCACCATTGCCACTTCCTGCTGGGGTCTAAAATGAAAGATTCAAACAAGGCAGACATCAAGAAGCAGTTGCTTATGGTGTTATTCCATCAGAACGTAGCTGGTGCGAGGAACGTCTCCGTCAAGGAGCGTTACTTCGCATTGGCTCGTGATGTTGGGGCAATCCACGAGGGCGAACAACCAACCCACAGCAGAGAATTAATAAAATGATTGCAGACACACCAGAAGAAATTGAATTTTATAGATTAAGAGCATTACGCAGTGCGCTTAAACTTGAGATTCTTGGAATGAAGCGACGAGGACAATCAGCCTACTCAATCATCAAGAAGGAGTTCGGTTTTAAAGGAAGTCGAAATAAGGTATTGCGAGAGTTAAATACCTTAATAACAACCAAAGCCGAGCAACTCCCCTTCCGAGTGAGGGGGTAGTTGCAGAGCGGCGGCAGCCGGCCGGAAGAATCTACCATTTAAAAGTTGGCACGGAACTTGCTGTATATAGGTATGGATAAGAGAATTAAGCCCGAAGTGCAGGAGAGCACTCAAAACATCGAGGGCGAGGCAGTCGAGCAATACCTTCGTGACATGATGCCCACCTCACGGGAAGCCTATGACGGTCAGGGTGGCTGCTGGCCCGGTGACGGAAGTGGCATGGATGACTTCGAAGATTGGAACCAGCAAGAAGGCTGGGATATGTAAGTTGGCACGGAACCTGCTGTGTATATAGTATGATGAACGAATTAGAACAATTCAAGGAGGATAGCGCAATGTCGCTATTCGGGCGTAGCCGTGAGGTTGCCATCGCTGGTGGTCAATGCGTCAAGTGCGGCTCTCACGGACTTGAGTTCCGTGACGAACTCTCCCGCAAGGAGTATGGCATCTCCGGTCTCTGCCAAGGCTGCCAAGATGAGATATTTGGCGGCCCAGAGGAGGACGACAATGGTGAGAAGGAGATTGTTCTTAATTTTGCACATAAAATTTTTAAGGATAAGGAATGAGAGAGCCAGACGGAACTATGCTTATTGTTGGTGTGTTGATTGCTTGCTCTATAGCTGTGGCTATAATTGGATTCAGCTTTGAGGCTTATTTAGATTGGTATATTAAGAATTGATATGAGTGGTAACTATTATGATGATGATTACTTGGGCGATCACTACGTCGGCCAAGGTAAGTATGATTATGTAGTCAAGGAGTGCAAGCGATGCGGGCGCAAGGCAGAGATGTCCTCTGATCATGGCACTTGTGACTCATGTGCTAGTGAGATGGAGCGTGGTTGGGAGTACTAGTAGTTGCACGGCGGCGGCAGCCGCCAGCCTGCAAGTTGGCACGAATCCTGCTGCGTATAAGGTAGATTATGAATGAAGCAAACACCCTCCTCAACAACGAAATCAAGGTAACTGACTATCGTTCTCAATTCTATGGTGAAACTGGATACGTCAAGGATATTATGCCTGACGGGCACACGTTAGACGTTTGGCTTTGTGGTAACCGTAGAGGCAAGCCCCCTCGATCGATGTTCCTCGATGTCACCCTTGTGAGTCGGCTGGATAACTAGGGGTAGTTGCAGCGGGGGGCGCTGCCGCTCGGCAAAAACTACCACATTTCAACTTGGCACGAATCCTGCTGTATATAGGGTATGAAAGTAATGGTTGAAGTGATTAGCCCAGACGCAAGGGTAGCCAAGGCAGCGGCCAAGGTGATTAAGGGGCGCGTGAACAAGGATGGACTAATGGGTAGCGCATCCCGCCCACACGCGCCCAAGAAGGGCAAGGGTAGCTACAGACGTAAACCTAAACACCAGTAATTTTATGAAAGCAGTAATTGAAATTGAATTAGGCAACGATGCCTTCGGTAACAACGACGCATCACGTTTGTATGAGATGCGTAACGTAATGGACAGGCTAATGGACAACGCTCAACGCATCATGGCAGCAGATGTCGGTGATATGGCTTCAGCGCAAGACCATAACGGCAACACGGTTGCGAGAATGGATATCGTAGATGAGTAAAACACCAGAATTTGCTATCTTCCAGAATAGTCGCACCCAGCAATCAGCAATCTGGACAGGTGACAAATGGAGAGATGCGCCGCAAGAAGATTACGAACATCTACGTTTGCTTACTACCCTGATACGGACTGACCCAAACCCCGTGTCCATAGTTAAGGCGATAGTAAACGCCGATCCAGACAATAACAAATAGAGGACATATGCCATAACACAAACATACATTTAGGTAGTTGCAGCAAGGCCGCTGCCGCCAGCCTGCAACTTGGCATGAAACCTGCTGCTATAGGGTATGGATAAGACATCAAACTGGACAATTAGAACTCGTAACCTCACATCCGGACGCTACAAAGAACAGAGCTTCTACGACTTCACTGAGGGCGAGGCCAAACGTCACGCCCTAACTGATCACCCAAATAGCGAAGTGGTTGGGGTGTGGCCGCACGTGTGGGCTGTACTCGATTAGGTAGTTGCGGCTGGACCGCAGCCGGCCGGAAGAATCTACCATTTAAAAGTTGGCACGGAACCTGCTGTATATAGGGTATGGTTGGAGACAATGACATCCCGAAGGTAGGCGACAGAGTAGTACACAAGCGCAACGTGGCGCTAAAGGGCAAGGTAGTAGGCGAAGCATTTGGCAAGCCTCGGCAAGGCAACTTGCTGGTGCAGCTTGAATGCGGCTTGACCTACGAAGCCACCAAGTACGTTTGGCGCAAGATCAATTACGAAGTGTTTGATTATTAGAGTTGGCACGGAACCTGCTACTATATAGGTATGAATAGAGATAGCATAAAATTCCCACCTCAGCCCATCGGCCTCTCAGAGAAGGAGAAGGAGAAGCTCAAGAAGCTATTCGGCCGCAGGGTCTGGGTGAGGTAAAGGCGGAACAGCCCTAGGCTAAATAACTCCGAAGCTACGCTTGAGACACAGCGTGATAGTAGGTAGTTGCCTAGTGGCCGCAGCCGACCGGCAACAATTACCACATTTCAACTTGGCACGGAACCTGCTACTATATAGGTAGATTATGAAGATTAAAGCTAAACCAAACGCCTCTCGCCGTACCCGTAACCGCATAGATGAACACGGCCGCTTCGGCTTCCTCATCTCAGGCCGTAAGGCAGACGGGTCTGCGTGGCTCCTGCGGGCACGCACCACAAAATGGCTGGGTTGGTTGCCTACCCGCGAATTTACAGAAGCAGACTAGAGTATAAGCCCCTCGCTCTACGCTTGAGGAACTCGAAGTGCCAAGGGCCTCGTTCCAACACAGCGTGAAGCAAGGGCAGTCTAGGTAGTTGCAGCTGGGCCGCTGCCGCCCCCTTGCAACTTGGCACGGAACCTGCTACTATATAGGTAGATTATGAAAACAAACTACAGAGACAGAGAAGAGACCATCACCGCACCCGATGGTAAAGAGTACCCAATCAGAGACAACGAATAGAAGATTATGAACGAAGTAAACATCCTCCTCAACAACGAAGTCAAGGTGACTGACCATCGTAGTCAGTTCGTCGGCCAAACTGGTCTTGTGCGTGACATCATGGCAGACGGTCGCACTCTTGAGATTGAGCTTGCCCACACTAGCGGCATGATTGTCCTCTTGGACTACAGCTTTGTCAGTGAGATTCAAGAGCCTTACAACTGGCCCAAGCAGCCGCAGTCCCTTGGCCCAACCGCGAACAGCGTGGTGAAGGACACGCTCTAATGTTGTTGTCCATATTCTTGCTCTATGTTATGTGGTCGGCGGTGCAGTCGGCTAGTAAATCCTTGGCATAAATCCTGCTGCGTATATTATTATGAATGAACAACCCAAAGAAGCGATATTTGTGAAGATGGTTGACACCAAAACAACCGAAGTTACCAAACAAGAGGAGCAAATTCGTGAAATTGACTCAAAAATTCGAGCTACTCAAGCAAAATTTCAACTTCCGCAGGGGCCAGCACTCATAAATGGCCGGTGGTGGTAACCCCCCACCTTTTACGAATTTATTTTGCGACTTTGTCTCAATAGCGGCCGGGGGGTGTCGGCATGAGTCTCCCCCAGTCTTTTTAAAATGAAATAATATACCATTAATAATATAAAGCTTAACTTCTAAAAATCCCCGGGGTATTAAATTAAAATAGTGCTTGTTATATATAGCTCTTATAATATAGATGGTATGGAAAAATATGTATATAATGGCGTTTGGTTAGATGGTAAACTAGAAAAAGAAGGATACCGACCGAGTGAGGAACGATATGAACAAATATCTAAATTTTGTAAACAATATTCGCGCCCGTTCTCCGTTTTAGACATCGGCGCGGCCGAAGGCTACTTTACGCATAGGTTAGCCAGCGAATTTGACGGCTGCTTTACTGCTGTTGAGTCCGACAAGGGCAGAAATTTACTAGAGACATGCAAAAAGAATAATAATGATAAGGTTTTCTTATTAGAAAAGAAAATTAATTTAAAGGATCTTAAGGCTATGGCCGAAGTTCATTATTTTGATGTGATTTTAGCCTTGAATGTCGTTCATCATTTCGACGAACCCTTCCAAGAAGTGCTTGATACTATGATGAGTATGTGCTCCTACTGCTTCTTTGAGCATCCTGACGAAAAAGAAGACAAGAAAACTATAAATTTTGAAAGATTAGCCGCTGAAAAACTCAATTTAGATAAATATAACGCCGAATACCTCATAGACACCGACAGGTGGGAGGCTGTAAGCAGAAAATTGTACTTACTTGAGAATAAATCGCCCAAGAAGGTAGCTAGACGCTGGAGTAAAGGCAAGTTTTACAAAGATGACGAGGGAATTGACATAAACACTTCCTTTGAAAACATAAAAGTAAGCTACAAACACAAAGACGAAGAAAGAGATTGGCGGCTAGGCTTAAATTTAAGAACTTTTTTTGAAAATGATGGAGCTTACCCAACCTTATATCAAATTTTTGAACAAATTGATACGTGCGAAGTAGATGAAGACAATAAAACAATCGATCTAGCTTCTCATAATTTAATATTAGACAACGGGCGCGTTGATTTTATAGATCAAGGCGGTGGTCCGGATTACGATAACACTAAATACTTCTATATAAATGAAAAAGAAATATTCAAAGCTCATTTACTGATGTCGTTTCCCCGCTTGCAAGTACCCAGTGAGGTCTATGAGCAAGCTCAAATGCAGAGGGGCATATTACAACATGAAAATATTAAACTTTTAACTATTTTAAGCGAATCTAGCGGCAAAACTAGAATATTTTCCACCATGGGCCCCTTTAGTCACGACATTGTTACTGAACTAACAGAGGAGCAATTACAACAAAAACCCCTTTAGCTTTATGCTTAATAATAAAAAAGAAAATAAAAAGAAAGAATTAAAATTTGGCGGTATTTATTTTTAACACAATGTAGTTTAAAAATGGTTAATTTTAATGTTATTGTGTAACTATTTGTATAATGGCTAACGGAAAAAAGTCTACCGGTAAGGTAAAGATCCGAGGAGACAGGAAAACTGCGGAGGAACTTACTGAAAAATCTCATCAATTTGTTTGTCTAAATCCTATTAAGAGGCAAATTAAAATCAATCAATTTCCATGGACAGAAAGACAAAAGGAGTTCTTTCGAGTTGCTCTAGACTATAATACCAAGATAGTATTTGTAGAAGGTCCTGCTGGAACAGCAAAAACTTTATTATCTACTTATTGTGGGTTGCAGTTACTTAATATGAAAGTTATTGATGATATTATGTATTTGCGTTCTGCTGTTGAAAGCAGCGAAGCTAAACTTGGCTTTTTGCCGGGTTCAGCTGATGACAAATTAAGATTTTATAATTTACCTTTTTTGGATAAGCTCGAAGAGCTTTTAGGAGAAACAAAAACCAAGAAGCTCGAGGAAGAGCAACGGGTTTCGATGTTTCCCGTGAATTTTGCACGGGGCATGAATTGGTCAGCGAAATGCATAATTCTAGACGAAGCCCAGAATTCAACCTTTAAAGAGATAACTACGGTTTTAACCCGTTTAGGGGAAAACAGTAGATGTTTCATTTTAGCTGACCCAATGCAAACTGACTTACGTGGTGATAGTTCATTAGGGGGCTTTACTAAAATGTTTAAGGGGTTTTCAGATTTAGAAAGCGCCTCTATGGGTGTGTATACTTTTAAATTTACCGAAGAGGATATAATGAGGTCAGAATTAGTAAAATTTTTGATTAAGAAGTTTAAAAAGATAAAATAATATATGAACGGTAAAGGCAGCAAGCAAAGACCCATGGATCATAAAAAATATGGAAAAAATTATGACGCTATTTTCGAAAGAGATGAACAGCAATTTCATGAGTCTAAACAGTTTGTTGCAGATGACGTGCAGGTCGTCTTAGTAGACATAGATGAAACTGTCTGTTTTTACCCTGATAAAAGACAGTATAACTTAGCTGAGCCTAACTACGAAAATATAGATAAAATTAATAAGCTGTACGATAATGGCTGGCATGTAATTTATTGGACCGCTAGAGGAGGATCGGAAAAATCTAAAAAAGCAGGGAAGTGCTATTATGAATTTACTTGGGGACAGTTAGAATCTTGGGGTTGTAAGTTCCACGATTTATCTACTGGATCTAAGGGAAAGTATATTAAACCCGCCTGTGACTTAGTCATAGACGATAAAGCTAAAAGGATAGAAGAAATATGAAAAAATTAATTATATTATTTATTGGTATGCTAGCTGTAGCATGTAATTGGGGAAATTCAGGCTGTGATCAATGCTCTTGTGGCGCTGGTTGTTGCGACTCTGGTTCCTGTGATACTGAAGACTGCGCCTGCAATTGTAAAAACTAAAAGGAAAGGAAACCAACATGGGAATGTGGAGCTCAAGACACGGCAAGTTTTTAAAAAAGGACCCAAAACACGGCTGGCTAGGAAAGAAAATCAAACATTGGTTTTGCAAAGTAGGTCTGTGCAATTTGGATAAGTGCACCTGCGATTGTCACAAGTGCTGCGGCAAAGGTTGTGGGTGTCACTAAATTATTGAAGATATGGGTTGTTGTAATAATCTTCCCAACCCTGTCTTTCTTTAATTGCGTTTGTATCAGTGAGGTACTCTTTTTTCTCTAAAGAGTCGTGTAATTTTTTAGCTATCTTATTAATTTGTACTGCTTTTTCCCACAGCTCGTTTTTACCAACCAGCTTATGGGATTCATTAATTATGAATAAAGAGTGACTGCCTATTTTTGATAGCTCCGATTGCATTTGGTTTCTTTCGGAAGAGCTCATTTTAATAACTTACACATTTGTAGCCCCTTTCTAATCTCAAAAATATTGTTATTTACCTCTATATATTAATATAATTTTATATGAAGATGTATTGCACAGAATGTGGCACCCCTTTAGAGTATACTAGTGCTAAGCCTAAATTTTGCTCTAATTGCGGTTATAATTTCGCCACCAAAGCGAAGGCTTCAGTAGGTCAGTCTCCCAATCCTCCTCCAATTGATAACGAAAACCCAGAGCTAGACGAATACGACGTAAGAGAAATAGACCCTCGCATATACGCAATGGAAGGGCTAGACGTAGAAGTATCAAATACCGAGAGGAAGCCTTTGACATTCGGAGATATGTTCCCGAATAATGAGACCCAAAAAGAAAAGAAAAAGCAAAGCTAAAAAGCCCTCTTTTGAAGAGAGTATCCATCTAGTAGATGAGGAAATTAAAAAAAGAAGAAATAAGTGGAACCTTACAGCTTTGGCGTGGATGGATTACGAAGACGTTTCGCAAATCATTCGAATTCATATATATAAAAAATGGGATATGTATGACCCAGAGAAGCCCCTAGCTCCTTGGTTAAACAGAATAATATCTAACCAAATTAAAAACTTAATAAGGAACCATTACGGAAACTATAGTAGACCATGTTTAAAATGTGCCGCAGCTGAAGGAGAAAATCTTTGTAAGATATATTCGAAACAATGTTCGAGCTGCCCCTTATACGCAGACTGGGAAAAAAATAAAAAAAGAGCTTACGACATTAAAATACCATTATCCATAGAAAATCACCAAAACGAAGTAAGAATGTTAGAGGAGGGGGGGTTCGACGTGGAAGCTAACGCGAAAAAATTACATAAAAAAATGCAATCAATTTTGAAACCTTTAGAGTGGAAAATGTATAATTATTTATATATAGAAAACAAATCCGAAAAAGAAGTAGCTAAATTAATGGGATACAGAACATCAGAAAAGAACAGGTCCCCCGGATACAAACAAATTAAAAATATTAAAAAGTCTATACTAAATAAAGTTAAAAAAGTTTTAGATAAGCATGAGATAGATTTTTTTTAAAATGAACTATTCATTATCAGACGATCAAAGGAAGATAATTCTGGATCTATGGAACTCTAGACCAGAAAACCCACCTTCTTTACTTGAACTTATAAAAGCAGCCTTTCCAGATCAAAAAATTGACGGTCGAAGTAAGGAGGGTAGGGCAGTTAAAGAATTCCTAGCTACAAGAAAAATAAAAGCTCGGGGAGCGCACGAGTACCAGCCCAAAGATATAACCTTGTCTAAAGAGCAAGAGGAATATATCACCAATAACGTCTACACAATGAAGGCGGTTGAGATCGCTAGAATATTATTCGGGAACGAAAGAATAAATAACCTCAACGCAGAAACGAAGGTGGTCAATGAATTCATCAAAACGCTCTCTCCTGAAGACTTATACGCTGACCCTAATGATGTACCACAAGAAGAATATAAGCCTCCCAGAACGCAAGCTGCGGCCATTGCGAGGGTAAATAAGTACGTATTAGACGCTGTAGATAAATCTAAAATTTTACCCAAGCAGAAAAAAGATTTAGAGTCTTTAATTGGTTACTTAAGTACCTATAGGTTTATTCACCAGATCAATACATACGGAACACAAAATGACAGAGAACTATTTGAGAGTAGTTTTATTAGATATACATATGATAAATTCGATCTTACTCAAGAAGAGGTAGATCAATATATAGTGTTGTCAATGGAGGTTGTTATATCATTCAACATCCAAGCGACAATTCAAATTATACAAAGACAAATTGACCAAGAGGTAGAAACTGGTGGCAAAATCCCCATGGCCTTAATTGAAGCTAACAACACAGCAAGAACAGAGTATAATCAATGCGTAACTCGCCAGCAAAAGTTATTAAGCGATCTTAAGGAAAAAAGAAGCACGCGATTAAGTAAGCAGATCAAAGCAACAGCTAGCATTCTTAATTTGGTAGAGATGTGGAAAGAAGAAGAATCTAGACAAAAAATGTTAAAGCTAGCCGACTTAAGAAAACAATCGATTAAGGACGAAGTTGATAGGTTGGAAACCATAGATGAAATGAAGGCTAAAATTCTGGGGATAGGAGAGGACGAGATACTAAATGGTTAAATGTGCGGCATGTGGTAAAGAATTTGATTCTGATAGACAGCTTCATGCTCATATCAAAGTTCATGGCTTGCGAATGGTTGAATACTATCAAAAGTATTTTCCTAGATATGATTTCCACACGGGAGACTTTATAAAATTCAAAAATAAAAAACAATATTTTTCTTCTGACTTTAACTCTAGAACTAATTTAAGAATGTGGCTTAAGTCTCAAGATCAACAAGAAGCTAAAGATTACTGCATGGAGCTTCTAATTAATAGGAAGCAAGAGAAAGAATTAATTTACGCACCTAGTCAGGTTGAATTAAGATCCATATTAAGCCCACCAATACAATACTATAATGAAATATTTGGAGATTATTACAAACTTTGCTCAGGAATAGGCTTAAAAAATAAATATAAAAATGTAAGAGAAATTGTTAGTGCTAGTCAGTGGGATAAACCCGAATATAAAATATTTATAGATACGCGCGAGCAACGCCCATTAAGGTTTTCTAGAGGGGTGGAAGTGCGTAAATTAGATTACGGAGACTACGCTTTTAATAGCAAGCGAGCCACATGTAACTGTTACATAGAAAGAAAGGGCTTGTCTGACTTTATAGGAACTTTAAGTGGTGGTTATGAAAGATTCGTTAAGGAAATAGAAAGAGCGAAAGAAAATGAAGCAAATCTAATTATTTTAGTTGAGTCTAAGTTTACAAACGCACTTTACTTTAACGAACAGAGGAAGTCGTATAACAAAGAGAGGGTGTTTAAAAATGTCAAAGCAACCCCAGAGTTTGTATTTCATCGAGTAAGAAGCTTATCTCAAAAATATCCCCACATTCAATTTTTATTTGTTAATGGTAGAAAAGAAGCGTCAAGAGTAATTGAAAGGATTTTCACGTGCGGGTGTGTGTATAAAAAAGTTGATCTACAGTTAGCATACGATCTTAAGAAATTATAATGTTATATTCACCGACAAAATACGAGAAGCCTTTGGTAAACCTTAACGAAGAGTTAATGAAAATCAAAGGCGATCTTAGTGATAAGGAGGCTAAGATAAGTCTAGCTAAGTTTCTAAGATCAAACCTAGGTATAACTACGGAATTAATATCTGGCATAAAGCTAGCGCCGTATCAGGAAGTTACTTTAAAGGGCTTGTTCAACAGGAACTTCAGTATGTGTGTCTGGGGTCGTGGTTGCGGTAAATCCTTTATTGCTGCTGTCTATTGTTTTCTTCAGTGCATCTTTGAACCGAATACAAAGATTCTTATCGCTGGGCCCACTTTTAGAACGGCTCGTTTTATATTTGAAAATTTAGAAAAATTTGTTAACTCCAAGGGGGCTGACTTATTAGCGCAAGCTTTTGGCGCGAAATCAAAAAGAAATGATCAATTTAGATGGGAGATAAACGGCGGCACTATAACAGCTATCCCATTGTCTGGTGAAAAAATTCGTGGTTTCCGCGCAAACGTTCTTGTTCTTGATGAGTACTTACTTTTGCCTGAGGATACAATTAAGACCGTTCTTATGCCATTCTTGGTTGCCCCACAGAACATGAAAGAAAGATTAGAAGTAAGAGAGATGGAGGATAAGCTTATAGAGACCGGGAAGATGACAGAGGAGGATAGACTAGTGTTTGAAAATGATTCTAAAATGATTGCTCTTTCTTCTGCTTCTTATACTTTTGAAAATTTATATAAGACTTATAAAGAATGGGTTGATCATATTTACTCCAAAGAAACCGGAGACGCTACTTACTTCATATCTCAAATGGGTTACGAGGCTTTGCCTGATTACATGATCGACCATACGGTAATTGAGGAGGCTCAAAACGGTGGTCAGAGTCATTCTAGTTTTCAACGTGAGTATTGTGCTCAGTTTACTGATGGTTCTGATTCTTATTTCAGTGCTAAAAAAATGTATGAATGTACTATACCAGATGGTCAGTCTCCTACGACTTTAATTAAGGGTAAACCTAGCGAGAAATACATAATGGCTATCGACCCTAGTTTTAGTAATAGTCCTACTTCTGATTATTTTGCTATGTCTGTTTTGGAATTGGATGACGAAACTCAACAGGGCACATTAGTACATAGTTACGCAGTCGCTGGTGGTGATTTAAAAGACCACATTAAATATATGTATTATGTGATGAGTCATTTTAATATTGAGATGGTGTGCATTGATAATGCTGGATTTCAATTTATAGATAGCTGTAATGAAAACTCTTTATTTGCTCAGGATAAGATTAATATGTCTTTTATTGATTTTGACTCAACCAAAGAAGGAGAAGACTACGTAAAAGAACTAAGAAGACTTAGGAGAGAGTACAGTAAGGAGTCCGGGAGGATTGTTTTTAAGCAAAATTTTTCTACAGACTTCATAAGAAAAGCCAACGAACACCTTCAGGCGTGCATTGACCACAAAAAAATATGGTTTGCGTCGAAAACTAGTGCGAATTCCGCCGCATTCATGTCTCAAACAGGAGAAAAAGTAAAATTAAAACACACGGGAGAACAAAATTTAGGAGATTTCATAGATACGCAAGACAGTTTAGTATATCAAACAAAAAAACAATGCGCTTTAGTCGAAGTAAAAAGCACGGCTAAGGGGACCCAAACATTTGATTTACCGCTACATTTGAAAAGAAGCACTTCTTCTACTAGAGCAAGGAAAGATAACTATACCACTTTAATGTTGGCGAATTGGGCCCTAAAAAGTTATTATGACATGAAATCTGAATCAAGTGATATTACGTCGACTTTTTCGCCAGTAATGATACAATAAAGTGTAATTAATTAAGAAATCTCAAGGGATTCTAAGGTATAAGGTATGGCTGATAATAAAATTAGAGTTAAGCAAATCGAACAAACCGATCTTTCTGGTTATATCGGTGGGGTATTTGCGGGTACTACTTCTGGTAAAGCTACGGACTTAAACCCCACGTCTAGCGGTGTTCATGACCTAGGAACCCCCTCCAACCCTTGGAAAACCCTTTATGCTGAGTCGATTTCCGTTTCTGGAATAGAGGGGGAAGCAAATTCTTTATACCCAGCTACCGGTAATTTATTGCCGATAAAAAGCGGCACCTATGATCTAGGTTCTTCTACTAAACCTTGGAATGATTTATACTTAGACTGGAACAGTATATACATGGGTAACATCAAGCTTTCCATGGGCACTGATGGAATACTTACGACAACTAAGCCCGGCGAAGGCCCGGTAAAGATGGCGATAGGCCCCACGGGAGAAAGGGGAGGTTTTGGAGGAGATAGTGTTCTTTATTATTACGACCATCAGACTGGCACATCTCAAACTTATCCCAATAGTGGCGTAAGAAGTACTGGATACTTTACGCTTGATTCAACTGGCAATTTCGACACGGTAACAAAGTTTTTTGTTCAAGATTCTGGATTTTATAATCAGACTGGGAAATTTGATCTTATCGGTAATGAAAATTGGCTTTCTAATTTAGGCGCTTCTTCTAGTGATACGAAAGGTACTATTCGTGCGTTTAATCATGACAACCCCGCTCGCTGGGCGTCGTATAAAGTTATTGGCGGTATAGCAAATGAGTCCGGCTATTATGAGATTCCAGTAAGCTACGTAAGCTCCAGTGAGACTGGTCATTTAATTACGGGGGCATTTAAGGAAGATGATAAAATTGTTTTATCTTTTTCGCAGAAGGGTGACGTAGGCACGCGGGGCCCGCAGGGTCCGGGAGTTGGAGATCAAGGGCCTCAAGGAGATCTAGGACCTCAAGGACCTCAAGGAGATCAAGGCCCTCAAGGTCCGGGCGTTGGGGAAACTGGCCCCACGGGAGAATCAATATACTGGAGTGGGATTTGGAGTTCGACCATTCCGTATAGTGGGAACACGATAGTTTCTTATGAAACTAATTCATTTATAAATGTATGGACTGGTGTTTCCAATATGGGTAAGACCCCCACTGGAACAGTTGAAGATAAATATTGGGATCTTGTAGTAAGCGGGCTAGACGGTCCGCAGGGCCCACAAGGAGCAGAAGGGGGACCTCCGGGAGTAACTGGGGCCACAGGTGCTCAAGGGCCTCAGGGTATAACGGGCCCAGCGGGAGCCCTTGGTCAAATTAGCGGAAGTACAGACGCAGTTAAAAAAACGATACAACAAACTAATTTTTGGGTAGGGGAAAACGCATTTGGAATAATTGATGCGGTCAGATTTAACGGTTCAGAATATGTAAAATCTAGAGCTAATTCTGAACAAAATTCAGAAGTCATGGGGGTGGTTCAGTCTCTAGACACGGGAAATAATTCTTTTACTATCGTAACTGAAGGTAATGTTAATTGGGCAACGGGTGACATTGCAAATAGCCCATTTGCAGAAAAAACTTCACCCGCGCAATTTGTACCCGGTACTGTTTATTGGCTTGATGATTCAACCGCTGGATTACTAACCTCAGGAGAGCCCAACGTTGTGGGTTCTGTTTCTAAGCCTTTATTTCATGCAACTTCTATAAGCGGGGGTTTCGTACAAAACCATCGCGGTCAAATTATTGACTCTGGGATTGGTCCTAATTTTATTGTACCCGGAGTCGGTAACGTAACCACCAACGGACAACAAACTTTAACTAGTAAAACGCTTGGGCGGGAAACGAAATACAGCACAAAAGCTTTAAACTGGAACAACGGTAACGTAACTGTAGATTTTAATGAGCAACCATTTCAAACCTTAGAATTACTTGGGGATACTCAAATTAAAATTACTAATGGGGGAGTGGGTAAGACAGTAACCCTTAGATTAAAAGGGGGAACTTTTGATTTTGCCCTAATCTGGGGAGAAACAAACGATAAGCCTATATTTATTGGCTCTTTGGAGCCTGCGGAGTTAAAGGCCGGCAAATACGCATTGGTTAGCCTGACTTCTTTTGGCTCGAACCATAGCGATACAATAATCGCATTTGGAGATCAAAAATGATAGGAGGATTAAATACAGCAGCTTTAGCCAGTGTCGTATCTTTAGATAATGAGGTTCTAGATTGGTATACGGCCGTGAAGAATGACGGGGGCGACGCTAATTCAAATACTCTAAACGCTTTAGATGAATTTATGATTACCTTAAAGAAGAATGGGATCAGAAACAAAATCAAAAGATGTAATTTATTTTGTGGCGCAAATTTGAGATCTTGCCTTCATCCTCTTATAAGGGGGAGAGTAGGTGAGTCGATCGGTAGTAAAAAAGATATAAGTTATGGATTTGTAAATTCTGACTATTCTTTTTTTAGGGGTCTTTCTGCTGAAAGCTTAAGTTCTTCGGTTTTACTTTCTAGCGCTCAAAAATTTTTACATACAAACACTTTTCTTACCTCCCTTGGGTTAGATAATTATGGTGGTCATATCTCCTTTATGTCTTATAATGATACTATGAATTTATCTTCAGTTGGTGGTTATATGATGCCCTTGTTTGGTGGAGATTATTCCGTAAAAAATGATTTAAGTGCTTATATAGAATTTGATCAAGACTCCACAAAGGCCGCTAGCCCTAGTTCATTCAATCCATCTTCAACCAGAGGATATGTTAATTTAGATACTCTCGATGATGATGTTGACGTAAGTGGTTTTTGGTTAGCTAATAGAACGTCAAAAACAAATCAAAAATTATACAATAATGGAATGGCGGTAGAGGATTCTGACGCTACCCTTAGTCAAGATGGGTTTCCAATAGGAGGTTATAAATTTAGAATATTTTCAGCCTTTTCAGCGGGTCAAGAAACCCAAGCCAGTATAAGTAAAATATTATTTTATAGCATCGGAGAAAAACTAGCAGAGACTGATATAAAAATTTTAAATAATGCTTTAGCTAAATTTAATGAGGTTTTAGGAAGAAATTAATATATAATAAATTATGCCCCATAGCCCTTTCACAACATATATTGGAGATACCGGCCCCCAAGGTCAACCCGGTGGGGATATAACTTTATATACTTATAATCATTTAACTGGTTCTTCAACTGACC